TAAACCCCGCCATTCCTGGAGTAAAGTAATTTTATTCTATGTTACCCACGTATAAGCTTTTAATATATAATTCTAAGTTAAAAGGGTTTATTGCATCATAAGGAAATTGTTTCTGTTCTTCCCCGTCAACCCATGCATCAAATTTATAATCATATCCGAAATGATTTAAGGTCAATTCGCAATTACAATTTTCGTTGTTCATAGTTTTAAAATTTATATTATAAAATGGATACGGGTTTATTTCTATTCCTTTACGTTCTTTCCTTTTTAATTCTTGTATAGAATTTTCGGGTTTATAAAGTTCGCAAGTAAAATCATCCCAGGAAAGATTTACATCTTTCCCGTTTTTATCCATTGTACTAATGTTAACTTTCATTTTTACCCCCTTTATTTATTTCTTTTACCAGGTCCATTTCGTTAACTTTATTTTTTTCCTTAGCTAACTTGTCGGCTGCTTTTTTTAAGTTTTGTTCAAAGTTAGGGTTATGGATAGCTTTTAGCATTTGCTCCATTTTATTTAATTGATATTTTGAAAAGGTCATTTTTAACTCCATGTATGTTATTGTCATATATAGTATTATACTTATTTTTATCATTAATTCAAATTATTTATTAAGCTGCAGCTTATAGACCTGGTGCCTGGTGCCTGGTGTCGTTTGTTGGAATTTTTTTCGGATATTATTATATGTATTATTATATTAAGGCCTGGCCCCGAAACCCGAAACCCGAAACCCGAAACCCGAAACCCCGAAAATAATTCCAACAATCAAAAATAAAAATTTTAAGTTTGCATTATATAACAATATCGATTAAACTACATATGACAATTACATTGGAGTATTAAAAATGCTTACTACAACTATATATAAAAAAAATATTCATTCATTAGATGAATATAAATTTCAAATATTAAAAAACAGTACTAATAAAAAATTAGGAAAAAAAGTAACTAAAGGTAAATATGCGAATTATAAATTTAAAACTTTAACTTTAGTTGAGCGGGAAACATGCCCGCCAGATTGTTACCATTGGGAAACTTGTTATGGTAATAATATGCCATTCGCACATCGAATAAGTAATGATGATCAAAATTTATTACAAAAAAGAATTTATGATGAATTGTTAAATTCTACTAATCAATTGTTATTAATTCGATTGCACGTCCTGGGTGATTTTTTCAATGTTAAATATGTCAAATTCTGGTCTATAATGTTAAATACATTTAAGAATATTGCTATTTATGGATATACAGCAAATAATATTAATTCCAATTTTAAAATTTCCAGGGATATTGCAAAGGCCATTATTAAATTAAATTATAGTGAAAATTCACATATAAGGTTTAGTAATGATTTAAAAAATAAATTTTCCGCAAATTCTTACGAATTACAAAAACCAATAAAAAACCAGGCTATATTATGCCCAGTACAAGAGGATAAAACCGCAAATTGTGGAACATGCGGTTTATGTTGGAATCAAAATCAAAAACCAATAATATTTAAAACTCATTAAGGAAGGATGAAACAATGTATTTTCAAGAATTATATAATGGCAAAATAAATTCAAAAGAAATTTGCCAGGTAATTATTACCGAGATAGAGAGTCAATTAGAATTATATAGAGATGATGGCTGGCAAGATACCCCGAATTACGAAGATTTAGAATTTGTCTTAAATGAATTGTTAGACATCGTTAATAAATCGGCAAAATTTCCTTATCAATTAGAATTACATACCGCTGCAAAAGATCTATATCAAAATAACATAATTGAAAATATAGAAGATATAGCATTTAGAAATCATTTTTATAAGGTGTAACTAATGACAAAATTAACTAAAAAAGATTTAAAATATATAAAGGATGCATTAGAAGATAATGCATCCGATATGACTGTTTATGATTTATTTGATAATATCCATTTTGACAAATCTAATAAACATTTATTCCCACATAGTGACCCCGAAAGTGGAGACAAAGATATTTTAGAAAAAATATATGTTGATCAAGGTTTGGAAACATATAAAGAAATGTCTAGGGAAGAATTAATCGATGAAGGAGTTATAAATGAAGAATAAACTAGGTGAAGACATTTTAACAGATGAAGAAATAGAAGAGTTAAAAGAATTAGGAAAGGCAATCGAGGGTACCCTGGTGTTTGGTGATCCTGGCGGAGATGGATACCCAAGCAGAACAAATAGATTTGAACTATTAAAAATGTTTAAAAGATATTTAGAAATTCATGATTATAAAATAGTTAAAGATAAACCACCTTATGATATGTTAGAATAGGCCCCAGGCCTATTTTTTATTATTCCAACATTCATTGTCCATTATCCTTATGAGCTCCTATTATTGATTCTAGGTGCTTGATTCCCGACTCCCGAATCGCCCCGAAAATATCCCCGAATCCCGAACCCGAAACCTTGATTATAGGCTCTGTATTTAGTCCATCTATGGCTAATTGCCGAGCATCATCGCCCCGAAATAAAAATAGGCTACCCTCCCCGACCCGTTGAACCAAGATGTACGATAACCCTTTTTTGAGCGAATGCTTAGTATTCCAGGCTATTTGATTTGAAGATAACCGAATTTTGTTATCCTTGGTTATCTTAAGTTCTAACCAAAAAGCTAGTCCATTCCATATAATATGGACATCAGGCACACCACTAGCTATACGATTTTCAATTCTCGTAGCATAACAATCATCAGGTAAATTTTTTTTAACTCTTAGCCAAAGATTTTTTTCGGTCGTCATCTGTAACTGTTTTATAATCGCCCTCGATAAACACCTGGGGATATTGTTTTTGTAAATCAACAAGTCGAGCTACAATCTCATCCCTGGACAAATTATCAAGTGTGTGGACGTTTTCTCTTCGATCAGTAGTCAAACCACCTAATGCACTTCGAATTTTTTCAGCATTGACGGATGCACTATATTGACCTTGTTGCTCTGCTCCATGACTTAATTCATGAAACCTTTTAAGCTGACCCATCAATGTGACACCATATTTTCTTTCTCGTAGTTGTCTTAACTCTTCAATATATTCGACAACATGAGGATATTCTCTGGCATTTAGCATCCTGGATGCATGAACTTTAGCAGATCTTTCATTATATCCACTACGTATAGCACATTCTTTATTGGTATAAATACCCTCGACATATAGCTCTGCAAAGGTTTTCTGTCTGTTGGTCAAAAGTCTGTTATGATTTTTTTCGATTTTAACAATAGTTTTCTGCATGAGTTTATTTATAGGATATTTCTGTGATATTTGTAAAATAAAAAAACAAAAATGTCATTGCGTCAGATTGAAGTGTTATAAACGTTATAAATTAAGAGAGAAGTGTTATATAAATATTTGACTGTATATATACGTTATAGACTAATTTGTAACACTTATAACACTTATAACACTTGATTTGAATTTTTTTTTATAAAAGTAAAAAATCTAGAAATACTATTATAAGTGAAACATAAGAATATTACTTGTGTCCTATGTAGTATTATGGTAGGCTTAATTAAATTTAACCACATGGAGAAAATTATGACTTTAGAAAGATACAAACAACCACATGGTTGTATTAAAAACCAGGACTATAATTATTATACTGATCCAAAGGTAACACATCCTGAGATCAAGATTGATGTTCCTATACCATATGAATGGGAATCAGTTTCTTACAGTAATGACCTTTGTCCGAGTTTCACACATAAAGGTTTACAAATATTTGTATGTGATGAAGAAACAAAAAAGTTAGAGGAATTACATTCTAAGTATTCAGTTATTCGTGAGGAAGATTATGGACATGGATATGATGACTTATTATTAACTGATGATTGGAATGAAGTATTAGAATTTGTAAAAAACTATGGAGATAAAAATGCAGATAAATAAATTAGAACTTAAAAATATTACTTATTATAAACAAGGATCTGAAGAAACACCCTGTTATAATGCAGACATTTTTATTAATGGTAAAAAAGCAATCCATGTTTCTAACAATGGATGTGGTGGTTGTGATAATCAATATCCACATAAAAATTTTACATTTCAAACTATAATGGATTTGCAAGATTACTTAGTTAAAAAATACAAAGAAGAATTTGAACCTATTGATTCTTGGTGCCATGATAGGCTTTACGAGTTTCTTGATAAAAAAATACTTAAAAAAGAACTTCAGAAAAAATATCTTTGTGTCATGCAAGACGATTATAAGGACGAAAGATTTTTAGTTTCCTGGAAAAGAAGAGGTAAGGATTTTGATGAATCTTTTCAAAAGTATTTAGTTGCTAAGGAGCCTGATCTAGTAGGTAAATGTTTAAACTTTTTACCATTTGATAAGGCCTGGAAAATTTATGAAGAGGTAACATCATGAATAGAATAGATAAATTAGTTGAGATTTATAATAAGTGGGGACATGCTAATGGCATCTCCCCATTACCTAGTGCCGATGATCTAAGGTTCGATGGCCTAAATGGTCGCAGAAATTTGACCAACATACAAATTCAATGGCTCGACAGATTCTGCCGAGCTTGGGACATAACTCAATGCAGAGGAGAAAAGTAATGGGTAAAGTAAAGCAAATGATGATGGATCAAGAAGTTGAGTTTTGGGATAAAGCCTTATCAACTATGTTGGAATCCGAAACTCGAAACGAATTTGTAACAAAGATGATGCCGCACTTTCATTTAATAAGACCAATGTCAGATCAAGATATCATGGGAGAATTGTCTGATGGCTGGGATGATCATCAATCTAATTATATAGAGGAGAATAAATAATGATTGAATGGAATGTAAGAGTTGTAAAAACTTATCAAAAATATGCAGAGTTTATAGTTGAAGCTGATAGTAAAGAAGAAGCTGAATCAAAAATAAATCCTAATTTGGCAGTAACTGATGAAGATCATTGGAGTGAAGTAACAGAAGAAACATATATACATCCTGATTATACAGAACGTATGAATGAATTATTTCCTGAAGATTATGCTAAGGAGAGTCAACAATGAAACTTGATGAGTTATGGCAAAAGCCTGATTTTAAAAAAGTAGCATTAGAATACTATCATAAATATTTGAAAGACAGAATCCAGGCTGACGATAGGCATGATACATGGGGATCTTTTCAATATAAAAATTGGTGGTATGATTTGAATCTTTTTATCGATGAAGATGATTCTGCGGTTCGAGATTGTATTTATAACGTAGAAATAAATAGTAATGGCGATCTACAAACGGGCGAAGATTATCTTGTAATAACTGAACCTGACGGAAAAATTATTACATGACTTGACCAACAAATTTATGGTCAATATAACTATTACCATCTGCATATCTCCATGTAATTGTCAGTACATTATGCAGTTTTGGTTAGGAAAAAGAGCTAGGATAATTTCTTAGCTCTTTTTTTATTTTCTTGTTGAAATTCATTTAAATAAATATTACATTAAACTACATGGGACTAAACAATTAGTCTTTAACTAACCTAACCAAAAGGAGAAAATCATGGGTTTAGATATGTACTTAGTCGGTCATCATTATCATACTGCTTATAAGGATGATACTCCAAGACCAAAATTAGATAATAAATATAATATAGAGTCGATGAAAATTGACCTGGGTTATTGGCGAAAGCATGCAGATCTGCATGGTTATATTGTGGATACCTTTGCTAATGGCGAAGATAACTGCATGGAAATAGATCTAACCGAAGCTGATTTGGATCAGATTATTTTAGCGATTCAAAATGATGATTTGAAAAAAGATCATTCGGGATTTTTCTTTGGTAATTCAACCGAGTTTGGTTATTATAAAAAGGAAGAAAAAGATCGTGCAATTGCATTATTTCAAAGAGCAAAAACCTTTTTGCAAGAGGGTGCAAAGATGATGAAAGAATCTGAGTTGTATATGCAACCTAGGTATGTTTATTATCGAGCATCATGGTAAGTTCAATGAAAGTAATATTTGAAACTGAAGATGCAAGGTTCGTGATCCCTAGCGGAAAAGAGCCTTACATCGAAGTTCGGTGTTATGAGTGTGGGGGTCATGGATATACTCCCACACAAAACGACTTACTGAACTGTAAGACTTGCAATGGCAATGGATCAATATTTTACAATGACAATGGAGATGTAAATGAATCAAGTTATAGAGTTACAATCGTATAATTACGTACCAATCCAACAAACATATGACAGAAATGCGGTGCTGAACAAAATGGTCGGCACTCATTTTTTTGGATCTATTGATGGTATATCTTTAGAAGAGCTATCTGAAATATTTGGCACACCGATATATAGTGATGACAATAAAACCAATGTCCAATGGTTAATAGAATTTGAAGATGGATTATTAGCTACCATTTACGATTACAACCAGGACATCAAAGACATCAAAAGTGAAAAGGTAATTTGGTGTGTAGGTGGCCATGATATAAGAGTCATGGATCGAGTTTATAAGCTGACAAAGATAGATCATAAAATGACTTACCACCAGGCATTAGTAACGATAGAAAAAGCAATGCTAATGATGAAGAGCCGTAACGTCCCGTTTAATTATGACCGACTAAACATAGCCTGGTCTAAAATTCAGCGAGGTGTGTGATGAAATATAATAGTCTTGGATTTTTAGGTTTTAGTGTAGATCATGTAACAGAAGATCCTTATAGATCAGTTTCAGCAGATGATATTCGCAAAGCTATAATTAAAAGATTAGCTAATTGTACTGATGATCAATTATTAGATGAAGTATCGTTAGATGATACTTACAAAAATAGCGAGGTGTATGATGACATTTCAAAAAAGAATTAATCATTTACGATGCTTGTATGAAGAGCATGACAGATTAACAAACACATCTAAGGACAAGATCGCAGATGCCGAGTATCGTGGTGTGATGTTAGGTCTTGATATGGCCATGGATTTATCCGAATCAATAAAGGAATTTGAAGCTGATATTAAAAAAATTAGGGGCAAAGGTTCCAGGAGTTGGTGGCATGTTTAAAGCAATGGCTCTTATTTGTAGTGTTTGGATTGTAAATGGCAAGGCTGAACAACAATGCTTTACACATATGTTTAAATGGGAATTTAAATCACAAAAAGAATGTGAATTAAAGTTAGTTCGTTACAGAATTTACGAGCTACCCAAGAATCAAAAAATAATTTTAGATGATTGTATTAGAGTAAAAAAGTCTTAATTTCCAGGTATAATCATACACGGGGGTAGTTTTACCCCCACTCTAAGGCTCTTAAATCGAGCCTTTTTTTTCCATTATCCAACAAAATTTAGGTTCAACAGATGCAGATTGGAATTCTCGTCCTGGTCTAGTTAGCCATCCTTTGTGTTTATTTATTTCTACTTCATGCAATATTTTCCATCCCGAACCCCGAAGACTTGAACCACTTTCTGATTGCAAGGTATAGGTTATAATTTTACGGCCACCCATTGCTCTCCAAGCTCGCCAGGCACTAGCATATAAAAAACTATTTGTTCCTTTGGGTGCTGATTCCAGAATACAACATCTAGTAACTTCAGCAGTAAACCCATCTTCTTTATGTCTTGATATTGGTCTACCTACGATAACAACACCGATAAGCTGATCTCCATCCGAGCAGCCAATACAAAATTTACAACCTTGCACGGGTTTGTTGTGTCTATGGTAAGTTGATACAAAATCATTTGCATGAGCAAGTGTTAAAGGTACGGCTTGTATTTTAGTCATCAATTAAACTCAACTGTTTTGTTTTTATTTCATTCCAACGAATAGGACATTGAACTGAATCTATTTCTCTCGCCATTTTTTCAGGACATCTTTTACTGCTTTTATAGTTTCGAGATACGTTGACCGAATCAGCGGATGCAAATGGATAATGTTTACCCGTCATGTTTAATCCTCTTAACATATGTATCCAAGGTAAAGTTTTAAATTTTTTATTCAACATATTAAAAGCATCATTGACTCGCTCTTCCCAAGATCTAGATCCGACTTGCCAATATTGTGCGCTACTCCCAAAACAAACCTTCGGATAATTTTCACATAAATATACTAGGTAGTCTAAACTAAGATGCAAATGCCAAACGGGTACCCCGAGGTAATTAGGATACGGCCAGGTATTTAAAAATTCTTTGTTTTGTTTTTCGTCACCCCCGATAACATCAGGTATAACTGCCCAATGTGGATGACCAAGTTTATCTTGTAACCAATCGTAATATGCTTGGTGATCAAACACCTTACCACTTGTATAGGTAGTAAAAGCACCATTGTCCCACATGACACTTTGTCCTATTTCCAAGCATGTTTTTGCATCCCTAGAATCAGCAAAGGAAACACAAAAGTGTTTCCCTGCCATTTTGTATAGGTTCTCCTTTGGTGTCAAAGGTGTGCCATGATAGTGTATCATTGAGATATAACCTTAACCCCCAAATGATCTGATGTTAATTTAACAGAGTCAAATCTTGACTTTAATATTTCAAATAAATCCTCTTGAAACATTAGTTGGTCGTAAATTCTTTTTTGAATTTTTACAAACTCTTCAACTTCTATTATTGCATCTGAATTTATTTCAACATCATAAATATTTACAGATTCATCATTTGGACATCGACACACTAGCTTAAACTGATAAAGGTGCATTTCTATTCCTTAAATAATAATAGATAACAACTGCAGCTAACATCTTACTAATAAACATTGTCGCACAAGCAAGAATACTAAACTGCCCGATCATAGCTAAAAATACTGCACTATCAATTGGTGTAGACACTAATGAACTTATAAGTATTCGTTGATGCAGAGGCTTACCTGTAAATGTGTATACACCCCAATCTGTAAGTTCTGAAATCATAAATGCTACAAAAGATGCAACGGCTATGAATGGATTGGCCATTACATAACTTAGTATGGCACCTATAACCATAGCTCCTATTACTTTGTGTCCTATCTCTCGTTGTGCATAATCCCGAAGTATAAATATTATACCCACGATAATACTCATCGGTGGATACATAGTATCATAAAAAGGTATTAGTGGTACGTAAACAAATCCCACATTAATTAACACTACAGATAAAATATAAGCGATCGTAAATTTATATTGATTTAACATTGTATTCTCCTTTGTTATTATTATTCGTCTTCTTCGAATTCAAATTCGATAAAAAATTCATCATTGTCATCTTCAAGTACATTCGTAGATGGTTTGATGTCTTTTAGTTTTTGTTTGGCCTGGTTAAAATTTATAACATTGTCTTCTGTTTTGGGTCTATTTTCAGCCATTGTCTTGCCTCCTCTCCTAATACTTTAGCACCAATGTCAATCTTATTTTTAAGAGCCTTAACAATCTTTTCGTCAATCGTACTCTCAGTAATAAGATCTATGTATGTTACCTTGTTGGTCTGACCGATACGATGACATCGATCTTCAGACTGCATTCTAGTTTCAAGATTAAAATCATTTGCATAGTAAACAACAGTATTTGCCTGATTCAAAGTAATACCATAACCAGCGGTCGATGGATTACCTACAAAGAATCTCATAGGATTATCTGGATCTTCAAAGGCCTCAATGACCTGAACTCTTTCGTCCTGGGGTGTGTCGCCATAGTATGTCCCGATTGTTTCTTTGCCATACAAAGTTTCAAGTTTATTTTTTATTGTGACTATATCGTATCGGAATCTGGAGTAGATAAGTATCTTACCTGACACTTCATCACATATGTTTAGTAATTCAGTTAATCTATTGGTTTTAAACTCTATTATGTTACCCTCATCTGTTTTAAGATGTCCTGATAGTATTTGCTGCAATCGTAACATTTGTGTTATTACCATGGGTGCGGTAACAGTTGAGGCCACGTCAAGTAACAAGATAGCTTCTTTTTGTATCTTGCTATACATTTTCTTTTGATCATCGGTGAGTTCAATAAAACGTGTTGTGTAAATTTTATCAGGCAAGTCAATACAATCTTTTTTCAACACTCTGTATATGTATGGATCTATCTTATTAAGTAATTCGTCTAATCTTTTGTATCCAACAATCTGCTGAAAGGTGTGAGATCCAAGACTCCTTTTCAAAATGTTTGCATGACGATTAAGAAAAGCATAGTAACTTTTGAAATTTAAGATCCCTGGGTCAAGGAACTCGAATTGTGACCATAGATCCAAGGGTGATTTAGTCACGGGCGATCCCGTAAGTAAACGTTTATATGCAAACTCCCGACCTATTTTAATTAATGACTTAGTTCGTTTAGCTTTATGATTCTTAATTGTTGTTGACTCATCTATGGCTATAAGTCCTCGACCCCCGAACTTCTTAGCCATCCAATTGCCCGCTTTAATTCCACGTGGACTAGAAAAAGCCTCAACATTCATAACAAATATTCTCATGGCCGTAGTTGAGGTTTTGAAAAATTCATTTAGTTTTTTTTCATACATTTTATTTGTATTTGACTGCCAATAAAGTAATTTATGTTCTATATTATCTGACAGATGTGTAGGTATTTCTTTCTGCACCCAGTTACGATAAACACCTTTTGGAGCTAGTATTAATGCGAAATTTATTTTTTTTTCATGCCGCAACCAGGCAATATTATCAATGAGAACTTTAGATTTACCTGTACCCATTTCCATGAAAAAGCCAAAGAGTCCCATGTCTTTCGCTTTATCCAATGCATCTATTTGATGTTTATATGGTTTAGTTTTAATTATGTGGTTGACATTCATTAATCACTCCTATATCTTCCAATATAAACATAAATAAAATAATTTCAACCTAAAACCTGAAGAGGAGATACTTTAAATGGCTGAAGAAATTTTTGAAGAAATGTTTGATGATACAACGCTGGATAAAATTGAGGAAAATACAATGAAAAGTTTGTCCTCCTTAGTTAAAGAAGTTGATCAGCTTACAACTGAAATAAATGAAAAAGAACAAGAATTGAAAAAACTTAAAACTGCTAAGTTGAAAATGTCTACTGAACAAATACCTAGTTTAATGGATGAAATGGGTATTCAACGTTTAGATGTAGAAAATTTAAGTGTGAGTTTAAAACCATTTGTTAATGCAAGTATACCACCGCATAGAAAAGAGGAAGCTTACAGATGGTTAAGAGATAATGATCTTGATGATATTATAAAAAATGATGTCATCATTTCATTTGGTAAGGGAGAGGATAACATGGCTGGGGACATCATGTATGACCTTGAGCAACGTGGTATGCATCCCGAGAAGAAGACACACATTCACTCAATGACACTAAAAGCATTCATTAGGGAACGTGTTGAGAAAGGTTTACCAATAGATCTTGATTTGTTTGGTGCCTTTGTAGCAAGAACCACTGACATTAAAAGGAGTTAATTATGTCAAAAGCAGTAACAAAAAAAGAGGACAATCTTCCCTCTGCAATAGAAGATGAAATTTTTGAGACCGCTGGCGATGGCATTGATTACGATACATCGGAATTACAAATACCATTCCTACGTTTAGTACAAGCCATGTCTCCACAGTTAAAAAAGACTGACCCTAAATTTATAAATGGGTGCTCTCAAGGAGACATGTTTAACACTGTAACAGGACAGTTTTGGGATGGAGAAGAAGGTGTAACAGTTATACCTTGTTTTCAAGAAACAAAATATCTTGAGTTTATACCACGTGATCAAGGTGGGGGATTTGTTGGCGAGATAGCTCCTGATAATCCTGCAATAAAACAAGCAAAACGTGAAGGTAATAAGGAAATATTATCTAATGGTAATGAACTTGTTAAATCTGATCAGCACTATTGCATCGTGCTTGATGGGGATATTCCGCAGTTAGCTATTATGGATATGAAAGTATCACAACTTAAAGTTAGCAGACGATGGAAAACACAAATAGCCATGCAAAAAGTCAAGGACAAAAAAGGACAATTACGTGTGCCTGCAGTCTATGCAACCATGTGGAAGTTCAAGTCTGTTGAAGAAAGTAACGATCAAGGCACATTCTTTAATTGGACTTTCGACAGAGTTGGTTTTGTCCAGGACAAAGGCCTATTTGAAGAGGCCAAGAAGTTTAGAGAGTCTGTTATGAAAGGCGAGGCAAAAGCTAGAGCCGAAGACATAGTAGACCAACCAATGGCAACTAAAGAAGATGATGAACCATTTTAATGGATCTACATCAAAAGTTCATGGCAGTGTTTGAGGGATCAAGCACTGCGCATGGACAAACCACTATTGGTAACGTTAGAAAAAATGGTAAGACCGATGCTAAGAGTTTCATCGTCAAAGAACCTTTGACTATAGATTTAGTTAAGGATCACTTGGATGGTACAAGAGGCATTGGTTCTATACCGATTACTAGTGAGAACAAATGTAAATTTGGTGTCTTGGATATAGACACGTACCCAATTGATCATGCAGACATAGCAAAGAAATGTAAGACTATGAAACTGCCTTTTGTTGTATGCAGAAGTAAATCGGGTGGCGCACATTTGTTTTTGTTTTTAAAAGAATATTACCCCGCAGTAGATATAAGAGATTATTTAGGAGAGATGGCAGCAGCACTTGGTCATTCTAATTGTGAGATATTTCCAAAGCAAGATCAGATACTTATAGATCGAGGAGATGTAGGAAACTTTATCAACCTTCCATACTTTGATGCAGATAATAGTTTAAGATATGCAGTTGATGAAAAGGGTAAAGAGATGACCCTTGAGACATTTTTAGAAGTCGTAGAAAAGAAAACAGTAACGTTAGAAGATTTAGCTAAACTTAATCTTGGCAATAACAAAAAAGAATTTGATGATGCGCCCTGGTGCTTACGTATATTTTTTAATCTTGGTATTCCAGAAGGTCAAAGGAACAAGGTTATGTTTCATGCGGGTAAGTATGCGATCAAGAAGTTTCCAGAAAGTTGGAAACAAATGCTTGAGACATGGAATCAGAAGTATTGCTCACCACCATTACCCGCATCTGAGATAGTAACAATTCAACAACAACATGAGAAAAAAGATTATGAGTATCTGTGTAGGGACGAACCTATGCAGAGTCATTGTGATAAGAAGGCATGTAAACAAGCAAAGTATGGAATCGGTGGCCATGATACGTTGCCCGAGATTGGTGGACTAACGATATTAAAATCAGAGCCAAGATTATTCTTTCTTGACGTGGATGGTAAGAGACTTGAGCTATCTACAGAACAATTACAAATGCCTATACAGTTTCAACGTGCATGCATAGAACAAATAGATTTTATGCCTCCGTTGTTTAAACCAGGGGATTGGCAAGTTTTGGTAAATAACTTGTTATCCACTGCAACATCAATAGAAGCTTCTGAAGAGTTGACCTTAACGGGTCAATTCAAAGAACTCGTAGAAACCTACTGCACTAGCCGCATTCGGGCAAAGTCACCCGAGGAAATGACCATGGGTAAACCATGGACAGAAGATGACTTGACATATTTTACCATGAAAGGATTGCAGGAGTTTTTGAAACAAAGGGGATTTACTACCTTTAATAGACCACAGATCCAACAGAGATTGAAAGATTTAAATCATGATTCTAAATGCAATGGCAAAATAAATATCAAAATGGATGATGGTAAGTGGAATACTTTAAGGGTTTGGTGGGTTCCTAAATTTGAAACTACTGA